TCGCGGCGCTGGAGGCCGCCCGGTGGAAACTCGACCGTGTCGAGGCCGAACTGGCGGACGAACGAAACCGAGGCGACCATCTCCACGCCCGATGGAGCGCTGCCGAGGCCCGCATCGCCCTCGCGAAGGGCGCGTTGGTCGACACCGGCTACTTCACCTCCGACCAGGTGGGCGACGACATCGCCCCGCGCATCGTGGAGATGTGGAACGCGCTGAGCGGGGACGACGATGCCTGACCTCGACACCGCCGCGATCCGGGCCGAGGTCTCCGTGGCGAACACGGCCTGGCGCGAACGGGTCATCGCCCTGTGCGACGCCCTGGACGAGGCAGTGTACGAACGGGACGGGCTGCTCCTGGCCGCACTGGCCGACAACAAACGCGCCTGTGTCGCCGAGAACCGCATCGCCGCCGCGCGTGCGGCCATCGTGCCCTACCTGGAAGTGGGCGACCTGAACGTCTCGGGCAGTCTGCTGGCGCTCGACGTCGTGCACGCGCTCGACCCGTTGATCGGCGACCCGACGTGAGCGACTTCTCCGACTGGAAGATCCGCGGCGCGATCACCAGGCACGCCCCGGCCGCCGAATGTCCGCTGTGCGCGGCGCTGGTCGTGTGGGACGCCACGGCCATGACCGCGCACACCGAATGGCACGCGGATCGGGACGGCGGCCCGACATGACCGATCTCCCCCTGTGCGGCAACTGCTGGTCCCCCACCGCCGTCCTGCACGACGTGCACGGCTACCAGGTTTGTGACGACTGCAACGACCTGGCCGGCTCGCCGTGGTGGGCCCGCGCCGGGGAACCCCACCCGTTCATGCACGCCCCCTCCTCCTGCGCGGGCTGGTGCTTCACGTGCGGCTCGGACCGGGCCGCACCGGTTCATGTCGGGGACTCGGTGTGCACGGTCGTCACCGACTTCGGCGGTGCGGCGTGAGCTACCCCGACTGCTGGCGTTGCCAGGACCCCGACGACGGCTGGTGCATCTGCCGGTGGATCTTCGGTGACCACCGATGACCGAACCCGACGAGCACCGCTGCGGCCTGTGCCAACGCCCGCTACGCGAAGATGAACGCGCCACCTGCCACCAATGCGTCGGTGCCGTACGTGCCGACCTGCACGCCGTCACCAACCTGCACCAGCTCCTCCCCGCCGTCCTCGCCGCGCTGGGCTCGAATGCCCCCAACCCCAACCTCACCCGCGGCTTCGCAGCACCCTTGCCCGGCGGTGACGCCCTGGTGCTGCTCGCCGGTGGATCTGCCGGCGCGGAAGCCCGACGCCGCTGGCGACGCGCCGAAGCCACCGGCCAACCCCACCAAGAACCCCCCTGGGGTGCCGATGACCAACCCAACGACCCACCCTCGGTCTCGGGTGAACTCGCCCGGTGGGAGGACGAACTACGCCACCACCACCACCACCCCGCCGCCCCCTATCCCGCCGACGTCACCGGCGCCGCGTCCTACCTGCGCCGCAACCTGACCTGGGCGGGCGGGCATCACCCCGACTTCGCCGAACTCGCCGACGACCTCGCCGCGCTACGTCGCCGCCTCGAGCGGGTCACCGGCCGCGACCAGCCCCCCGTCACCGCCGCCGCGGACTGCTTCGACTGCGGTGGGCGCCTGCAACGCCACTGGACCCACCATGGGCTGACCGATGACTGGACGTGCCATCAATGCGCCCGCGTCTATGACCAACCCGCCTACCTGCTCGCTGTACGGGCCCGCCTCGAGCAGCAAGCCCAAGACGGTGCTGGTGCGGTATGAGGCGTGACGCAGGGGAACTGTGGGTGTCGCTGCCCACGGTCGTGCATGTGACGAACGGCGAACGCTCCTACCGGACGTTCCAGACCTGGATCAACCGCGGCGAACTCAGGTCCCGCACGTCCCCCCGTGGGGCGCTCGAGGTCCCACTCCGTGATGCGATCCGACTTCACCGGGCACGCGCTGTCCGGCCACCGAAGGCTCGACATGCACGAACGTAGCTACTGCACCAACGTCAACCATCGAGGCCGTGACTGTGACCGCCCGGTCGCACCCGACGCGCCGGTCACGATGTGCGAGAAGCACATCCGCGAAGCTGTCCTGTACTTCGTCGACACACAGGCGAATGTCGCCGCCACGCCGGGTCCCAAGGCGAAGCTCGCTGCGGCCTGGGCGGACTACTACGAGGCGGCCATCACCGCACCTGCCGAGGTCGCAGAGGACTGGCGGGCCGAGCGCGACGCGGCATTGGATGCCGAACTCAGGCAGCAACACGAGACCCACGTCGTCTACTACCTGCGCTTCGCCGATCGAGTCAAGATCGGCACCACCCGCCGGCTCAAGCAGCGCATGAGCAATATCCCTCACGATGAGCTGCTCGCAATCGAGCGGGGTGCGTACGCCTTGGAGCACCTACGGCACCAGCAGTTCGCTGCGCACCACATCACCGGCGAATGGTTCTCCTTCGCACCGGATATCCAGAGCCACTGCACGATGCTGAGGAAGCATCACCCCGACCTGCAGATCACCTGACGCCGCGCCCGTTCACGCTCTGCGTTTGACGGGCGACCCTATGTCGTGAATCCTTGGCAGCGGAGCGGCATGCCCGAAAGCCGTTTGAAGCCCCGCGTTGACTCAGCGAACGCGGGGCTTCGTGCTGCCCGAGGAGGGCCTGTGTCCGAGTCCGCGTTCGACGTCATCGCGTTGCTCGTGGCTGCCGTGCTGTTCCTGTTGGCCGGCATCAACGTCACCCACCCTCGGCTCAACCTGATCGCGCTGGGCTTGTTGGCGTGGGTGTTGGTGCCGTTGGTGTCCGCGGTCAACGCCCGCTGATGGCCCGGCCCGCCGACGTGGCCCTGGCGCTGGTGGTGGTGCTGGTGTTCTCGGTCTGCCTCGGCGTCGGCTGGGCGTTGGCCGGGCACTGATGCGCAACCCCAACGGATGGCGCAGAAAGAACCCCGACACCCCGCACCAGATCGCCGCACGCGCCAAGTACCGCTCACCCGAGCACCGCGCCGCACGCAAGCATCTGGCCCTGTTGGTCGCTGCCGGGCGGGCCACCTGTTGGCGGTGCGGTAGGCCGATCAGCCCCGGTACGGCGTGGCACGTGGGCCACAACGACGCAGGCACAACGATCATGGGCGCGGAGCACGCCGGTGAGAACAGGCGGGTGGCCGCACGCAAGGGCGCGTTGATCGCCAACGCCAAGCGCAAGGCAGCACGGTTCACCCGACCGGTGCGCTGATGGTGCTCACCCTGTACCTGATGGGCCGTGAGGTGTTCACCATCGCCATCGCGGCGGGCGCCGTCGAGGACGAGAAGGTGACCCGCATCATCGGGTTCGCCGCTGCCGAGTTGGCCGACGTGTACGTCGCACCCGAACGCTGACCGAGAGGACAAGCCATGCCCGCACGCGGTGACGACGCCCCGGCCTACGGACCCTTCGCACCCACCTCGACAGGTGCCACAGCCAGTGCACGCTTCATGGGAGGCACGACCTCCGGCGCACCCGTTGCCGGCACGTTCCTGGTCGGGGACTTCGTGATCGCCCAGAACGGCAAGCTGTGGGTCTGCACCGTCGCGGGCACACCCGGCACCTGGGTCGACGCCGGCATCTGATCGACGTCCGATTCGAGAAGTTCGTCAGCATCTGGCCGGACCCGCGTATCGCCAAAGAATCTCCCCCCGACCGATTCGACCTTTTCTCGGGAGGCCCAGGGTGCGCTACATCGAGACCCTGGACGCCGTTCCGGTCGGCGAGCTGGAGTCGTTTCCGGGCAACGCCAGGGTCCACGCCGAGGCCGTTCTGGCCGAGTCCGCGCAGACCAACGGCCAGTACCGGTCCATCGTGGCGCGCCGGCACAACGGCGGCCTACAGATCCTCGCCGGGCACGGCACGCGCGCCGCCTTCGCGGCCATCGGCACCGAGACCGTGCGTGTGGAGGTCATCGAGTGCGATGACGACGAGGCTGCGCGCATCGTGCTGGTCGACAACCGCGGCAACGACCTGGCCGGCTACGACGAGCGGGCGTTGCTCGACCTGCTCAAGACCGCCCAGCCCGACCTGACCGGCACCGGCTTCGACCAGGCCGCGTTCGACGCGCTGGTGGCCGAGCTGTACGAGGCCGAACGTCTCACCGACCCCGATGATGCCCCGCCTGTCCCGGCGGCGCCGCGCTCGGTGCCCGGCGACGTGTGGCTGCTCGGTGAGCACCGCCTGGTGTGCGGCGATGCCACCGACGAGGTGGCGGCGAAGACCGTGCTGGCCGGTGTGCTCGCCGACTGCATGTGGACCGACCCGCCCTACGGCGTGGAGTACGTCGGCGGCACCAAGGACAAGCTGACGATCAAGAACGACAGTGCTGCCGGGCTGCCGGGGCTGCTGGCCGGCGCCTTCGCGGTGGCGACCGGGGCCCTCGCTCCTGGCGCTCCGGTCTATGTAGCGCATCCAGCGGTCCCGCTGGATGCGCTATTCCGGACCGCCTTCGTTGAGGCCGGGTGGCTGCGCCGGGGCGACCTGGTGTGGGTCAAGGATCGATGGGTCCTCGGCCGTACCGACTATCACTACGGCCATGAGCCGATCCTCTACGGCTTCACCCCTGGCGCCACCGGCAAGCTCGGGCGCGCAGGCGGCACCGCCGGGGGTTCGCGCTGGTACGGCGAAAACGCCCAGTCCTCGGTGCTCACCGTGGACCGCCCGACCGCCTCCAAGCTGCACCCGACGATGAAGCCCGTCGAGCTGATCGTGCGGTGCCTGAACAACTCGGTGCGCCCCGGCGGCATCGTCTACGATCCGTTCGGCGGCTCGGGCTCCACCCTGGTGGCCGCCCACCTGACGGGGCGTAAGGCCCGGCTGATCGAGCTGGACCCCGGCTACGTCGACGTGATCGCCACCCGCTGGCAGACCCTGACCGGGGTCGTGCCGATCCTCGAATCGAGCGGTGAGGCGGTGGACTTCGGTGGCTGAGCCACGCAGCCTGCGCGCGGCGCGCATCCCCGATCCGCCCCGCCCGCTCGGTGACGAGGGCCGCAAGTCCTGGGACCGGCTGTGGGCCCTGGCCCGGCCGTGGATCGAACGTGACGCCGACCTGGAGCATGTCCTGCTGCTGTGCGAGTCCCTCGATGAGCGGGTCGGTCTGCGGGTGCGGGTGCTGCGCTCGAATGAGTGGCGGGACCGGCTCGCGCTGCGCCACCTGGACGATCAGGTGGCCTCCCTGATCGGGGCGCTCGGGCTCAACCCGGCGGACCGGGAGCGGATCAGTACCGGGGTCGCGGTGGGTACCGGCAAGCTGGCGCAGCTCCGTGCTGCTCGGTAGGGAAACACCCCGGCTGTTCACGGCGCCACTGCGGGAGCTGACCCCGGCGACGACGCGCGGGTTCGAGGCGATCAGCTTCGCCGAGGATGTTCTCGGTTTCGTCCTGCACCCGTGGCAGCGGTGGCTCCTGCTGCACGGCCTGGAGCTGCTCGCGGACGGCACCTTCCGGTTCCGCACCCTGCTGGTGCTGGTGGCCAGGCAGAACGGCAAGACCACGCTGGTGCAGGTGCTCGCGTTGTGGCGGATGTACGTCGACGGCGCGCCCCTGGTGATCGGCACCGCGCAGAATCTCGACCTGGCCGAGGAGTGCTGGCAGGGCGCGGTGGAGATTGCGGAGGGCACCCCGGAGCTGGCCGGCGAGATCGAGGATGTCTGCCGGGTCAACGGCAAGCGGCACCTGCGATTGCGCACCGGGGAGCGATACAAGGTCGCCGCAGCGTCGCGTCGCGGCGGCCGTGGCCTGGCCGGGGACCTGATCGTGCTCGACGAGCTGCGCGAGCACCAGACCTGGGACGCCTGGGGCGCGGTCACGAAGACGACGATGGCCCGCGCGAAGGCGCAGACGTGGGGCCTGTCCAATGCCGGGGACTCCTCCAGCGTCGTCCTGTCCTCGCTGCGCACCCGTGCACTGGCCTACGTCGCCGGCAAGGGCGGGCCCGATGACGACGGCAGCCTCGGGATCTTCGACTGGTCCGCGCCCGAGGGCTGCGAGATGAGTGACATCGAGGGTTGGGCGCAGGCCAACCCGTCGCTGAACCACCCGAACGGGGTCACCGACGTGGCCATCCGCTCGGCGCTGGCCACCGACCCCGAGCCGGTGTTCCGGACCGAGGTGTTGTGCCAGTGGGTGGACCAGGTCAGCGACCCGGTGATCAACCCCGACACCTGGGCCGCACTCACGGTCGGTGTGCAACCCATGACGGCCCCGGCGTTGTCCGTCGAGGTGGCACTGGACCGCTCGACCGCCACCATCGGCGCGGCGTGGATGGTGAACGGCCGCAGCCACGTCGAGGTCGTCGAGGACCGCCCCGGCACGGCGTGGGTCGTGGCCCGCTGCGCGGATCTGGTCGAGCGTTACGGCGGTGGACCGGTCGTCCTCGACGCGGGCACAGAGTCCGCGGGGCTGGAGTCCGCACTGACCGCGGCCGGGCTGAGCGTCGTGAAGGTCAACGGCCCGGCACGGGTCGCGGCCTGTGGCGGGTTCTACGACGCCGCCACCACTGGCGCACTGAGTCACAACGGCGATCCGGCCATCGCGGTCGCACTGGCTAACGCCCGGTGGAAGGACGCCGGGGATGGTGCCCGTGTGTTCTCCCGTCGCCGTTCGGCCGGTGACATTGCCGCGCTCTACGCCGTCACGTTGGCCCTGCACGGCCTGCTGAACTCCCCGGTCGTCGAAGCCGAATTTTTCATCTTGTGAGAGGCGGCCCGATGCTGAAGGCGGTGCTGCTGTTGGCTGGCGCGGTGTGCGTGGTCGTCGGTACGGCGGTCATGTCCTGGTCGGCCGGGTTGCTCGCGGTCGGGGTGCTGATGGTGCTGGCCGCGGCGGACCTGGCGCGTGATCGCTGATGGGCATCCTGTCCTCGATCTTCACCGCCCGGTCCACCGCGAACGACCCCGGCCCGTGGGGCGCGGGCATGGTCCGCTACGGCAACGGCACCGCCTTCGGTCAGGCCAGCAACGACGAGGCGATGCGCCTGTCCGCGGTGTTCGCGTGTCTGCGCCTGGTGTCCGAGGCGATCGCGACGATGCCGCTGGAGTTGTTCACCGGCGCCGCCGACGGCACCCGTAAGCCGGCCCCGAGCACGCCGGACTACCTCAGTTTCCAGCCCCCCGAGGTGTCGCTGATCGACTACCTGTCCCAGGTGATGCTCTCGTTGTTGAGTGACGGCAACTCCTTCGTGGCCACCCCCCGCGACGACCTGGGCGTGCCGCTGACCCTGGTGGTCATCGACCCCACCAAGGTGAAGGTCCGTCAGGACAAGTACGGCGTGATCGACTACGAGGTCGGCGGGGAGTCCTACTCGACCTTCGACCTGATGCACATCAAGGGCATGTGTATGCCCGGTGCGTTGCGCGGGCTGTCCCCGTTGTCCTACGCCCGCGAGGTTGCCGATCTGGGCCTGGCCGCGCAGCGCTTCGGCGCCGGTTTCTTCAACAACGGCGCGATGCCGTCGGGGATCATCCAGGCCCCCGGTGATTTCTCCAAGGCATCCGCGGAACGCGCGGCCGGTCTGTGGGATTCGCGGCACCGCGGGGTGAGCAACGCCGGCCGCGTCGGTGTGCTGACCGGTGGCGCGACGTTCACGCAGGTCTCCATCAGCCCGGAACAGTCACAATTCCTCGCCACGAGGGCCTTCGGCGTCGCCGATATCGCCCGCTTTTTCGGTGTGCCGCCCCACCTGATCGCCGACGCGTCGAACTCCACGTCGTGGGGAAGTGGCCTGCAGGAACAGGGCCAGGCGTTCGGCCAGTACAGCCTGCGCAACTGGGTCAAGCGCATCGAGGACGCGCACGACCGGCTGCTCACCACGCACGGCAAACCGCGGCAGTTCATCAAGCTCAACATGGACGCCCTGCTGCGCGCGGACACCGCGGAACGCTACGCGGCCTACGCGATCGGCCTGCACTCGGAATTCTTGACCGTGAACGAAGTGCGGAAGCTGGAAGATCTGCCGCCGATCCCCGGTGGTGACCTCCCCACCGGCGGGTTCCGTCCCGCATCACCGTTCGGGCCGCCGGCCGACTCACTCACCGCGGTCGTCGCCCCGCCACCCGGCACCGAGGCACCCGGTGCGCCCCCGCCCGCGGCCCCCGCCGCCGTCGCGACGCGCAGCCTGGATGATCTGCCGCCGGCGGGCCCGGTGGTCACCTTCGCCAACGGCGCGATCGCCGTCAACGTCCGCGGCACCGATGCCCCGCAGGTCTACGTCGACTCCCCGCGCATCGACGTCCACGTCCCCACCCCGCCGCCGGTGCCGTTGATCGAGAAGACCGTCGAGCGCAACGACCGCGGCGAGATCACCCGCACGATTGAACGGGAGATCCCGGCCGATGAGTGAGGCGCGACTGACCGCGGTGTCGGTGGCCCGCGCCTACGTGCAACGAGCCAACGGGGAACGCGAGATCTACTACTCGGTCGAGCACGTCCCCATCCGGCAGTTCCGCCGGTGGCTCAAGCTACGACGCCACCTGGCGTACATGAAGCAGGAGGACCGAGCATGGCGCTGACCACGGCGGGCCGCGAATGGGTGATCGACAAGATCCAGTCCGTCGCGCCGAACACCAACGCGGTGATGGGCTGGATCGCCTGGGGCACCACCAACACCGCCGAGAACGTCACCGACACGGCGCTCGCCGCGGAGGCCACCGAGGCCCGCGCCATCGCGGTCCAGACCCAGCCCACCACCACCACCGACCGGGCCGTCGGCACCATCACCGCCAACGGCACCAAGACCATCGTGGAGGTCGGGCGGTTCAACCAGCTCGCTGTCGGCGGGGTGATGCTGCAACGCCACGTCTTCACGGGCATACCACTGCTTTTGAACGACGCAATAACTGTGACTCTTGATCTGACGGACTGACAGTTTCGCACTAGGGCCGATACATGACAATCAGAGGACGGCCGAAGAAGTCGGTCGATGTGGAGTGCGAGTGTCGAATCTGCGGCAAGCACTGGCTCGTACCGGAGTGGCAGGATGACTGCCGGGACTTCTGCTCCCGCGAGTGCTTCTATGCCTCACGTCGAGGCAATCTCGACGCGGACGCGTTTCGGTCCAGGCCGGCGAAGCGATGCGCCCGATGTGGGGAGACGCTGCCTATCGGCGACTTCCATCGGAATGCGACGGCGTCTGACGGCCATCAGGCTTTTTGCAAGAAGTGCGGCGCTGCCTACCAGCGCGAGAACGCGCCTCCGTCCGAAAGGGCGGCGCGTCGAGCGGCCGCGG